AAAGCCCAGCAATTACTAGCCCTGAGCTTAGACATAAGTGCCGCAACCGGTAAATCTGTAGACGCAGTAGCAGCCAGTTTAAGTAAAGCCTACCTGGGACAAAATACAGCCTTAGGTCGCTTAGGCGTTGGATTATCTAAAGCTGAGTTAGCTACTAGCAGTTTTGAACAAATACAAGCCAAGCTAACTACGCTGTTTGCTGGTAGTGCTAAAGCCGCAGTAGATACCTACGCAGGCTCTATGGCTAAATTACAAATAGCAGCTAAAGAAGCAAGCGAAACTATCGGGTTTGCTTTAATTGACGGTATACAAAGATTAGGCGACGAAAAAGGAATAGACGACGCCGCTAAATCTATGCAAAACTTTGCTAATCAAATAGGGTTTGCTATAACAGGGTTTAGCGTTTTAGTAGACACAATTAGTAATAATTCTGTAGCTAAAAGTTTAAACTCATTATTAAAGTTTGGCCCTATTGCTATGGCCATAAATGAGTTATCAAGATTAGGTAAAGCTACTGTAGCCTCAGAGATTACCGGCACTAACCGACAAAGCCCTAGAGTCGCAGAAAACGCAGCGGCTAAAGCTGCTAAAGCTCGCAAAACTGAGATAGCCGACAAAAAGAAAATAGTAGCTATTACTAAAGAGCAAACGGCTAACGAAAAACTACGGCGTATTTTTGATTTAGACTCTATACAGCTAGCGGCCGCATTACAGGGCAAACTATCTAAAGAGGACGAGGCCAGAGTAAAAGCTTTGCAAGCTCTAAAGACCGAGGACAAAAACGACGATATAACAGCACTTAAAAACTTAGAGGACGCGAAGCGCGAGGCTACTTTTGCTGAAATAGACCGTCTCAAAATGATCGTAGAAGCAAGTAAGCGGGCTAACGAGGCGATACTGGCAGACACTAAAGCGCGTATAGAAGCACTAGGCAAAATATCTTTTAGCAACCAAGCCGCCTTTAGCGTAGCTGCTAACCCAACAATGCAAACAGGACTACAGCAAGCCCAAACTAATTTAGCTGCTGGTACCTTTCCAGATATGAGTTATGCCAATTTTGATTTATTTGCATTAGGGGCCGCTAACGCACAATTGGAAGCCGGCATAGCAGCCCAACAGGCAGCTGTAGTAGTTAACGTAAACCCAACCGGCTCAGGCTTTATCGGTAACCAGGACGACTTTTTACGTACGGTGCAACTAGCTCTACAAATTGGCAACTCAAACGGCTACAGCTTGAGTCGGGCCGGTAGCTAGTGGCTAGTCCAACCGTAGAGTGCTTTATTAACTTTAGCTCAGGGGCCGCTTTTGGCCAGGCTTTACTTTTGGACTCAGGGCAATTAGATATAAATATCCTGGCTGACGCTACAGCTGTAATCGTTGACGTGTCCGACCAGGTACAAAGTGTAAGCATTACTAGAGGCCGTAACGCTCAGTCCGACGCTTTCCAAACAGGAACGGCTAGCGTGCGTATTGCAGACGTTAACGGCGACTTTAACCCGCAAAATGCTAGTAGCCCTTACGCGGGGCTTTTGCTGCCTTTACGTAAAATAGTTTTGAGCGGCGTAGACAATAACACCGGCCTAACCTATCCGCTGTTTGCAGGCTATATAACCGGCTATAACTATACTCAGGCTCAGGTAGTCGGTGAGGTCAGTTATACGACTCTAACGGCCGTAGACGGCTTTAGATTGCTTAACCTGGGAAACGTTACGACAGTCGCCGGCTCAAGTGCTGGACAGTTATCAGGTGCCAGAATTACAAACATTTTAGACGCTATAGCCTGGCCTAGTTCAATGCGCGACGTAGACGCAGGCCTAACTACCTTGCAAGCTGACCCTGGCACCTCAAGGACTGCACTAAACGCCTTGCAAACGGTAGAGCTTAGCGAATACGGGGCGGTATATATGGACCCCGCCGGTAATTTTGTTTTTCAAGATCGAGCTTTAACCTCGAGCAGCGTAAGCGGTGCAAGCACGACGTTTGCAGATGACGGATCAGGAATTGAATACGGCAACGTACGCTGGGTGCTTGATGATACTTTGATCTATAACAAAGCCTCAATAACGGCTACAGGGTTAGCTACTCAAACAGCCAGTAACCAAGACTCTATAGACAAGTATTTTTTACACAGCTACACAAAAACCGACTTACTTATGGAAACTACAGCCGAGGCCCTAAATTATGCCCAGGCTTACGTAGCTAGTCGCCAGGAAACGACCGTAAGGTGCGACGCTGTAACCCTAAAAGACTTAAATACAGTCGGCTATGACGCAGGAATAGTAGCGGCCTTAGGGCTGGATTACTTTGACACTATTACCGTTAAGTCAACCCAGCCAAACAGCGTAGGCACCAGCACTTTAGATAAAACGTTACAAGTTTTTGGCGTATCCCATAACATAACCCCTAATACCTGGGTTACTACTTTTACTACGCTTGAGCCAATTATAGAAAGTTTTATTTTAGATAATGCGCTTTACGGTATTTTGGATAGCTCGGTGCTATCATACTAAACACTATGAAGGGTAACTAATGGCTAAACAAACCTTTACGACTGGGCAGGTGTTAACCGCTGCACAGATGACCAGCCTACAGCAAACCGCTATGGGCGGCGGCGAGGCTACGGCTAAAACTGCTAGCTACGTGCTAACAGCTGCAGACGCAGGCACAACGGTAATTATGAACGCTGCAGGTGCTACAACAATTACAGTAAATACAGCTTTGTTTGCGGCCGGTGATACGGTCAATATACAAAATATCGGTGCCGGTATCTGCACAGTTACAGCCGGTACAGCCACCGTTAATACTGCAGGCTCACTAGCCCTAAACCAATATGAGGGCGGCGTACTTTACTTTAGAAGCACTAGCGCTGCAACCTTTTTGACTATGTGCAAACCGGCTCAGTATCGCCGCTAACTACTAAAGGCGATTTATACGGCTTTAGCACTTTAGACGCTCGTATCCCTATAGGCACAAATAACCAAGTGCTAACAGCCGACAGCACACAGGCTTTAGGTTTGAAATGGGCGGCTGCACCTAGTCCTTCATATACTTATACCGATTACACCCCAACACTAGGTCAAAATGGGGCTGTTACAAAAACTGTTAACACCGCGCGTTATGTTCAAATAGGCAAATTTGTACACGCTTTTGGTACTTTAACCGTTACCGGTACAGGAAACGCGAGCAACTCAATTTCAATAGGATTTCCTGTTGCCAATGCTTACAATTCTTTGGACGGTTTTTTGAGCCTTTATGACGCTTCCTCTGGTCTAAATTACAAAGGTATTCACTATTCCGGCACATCGTTCGTATCATTGATGTCAACTTCCAACAGTAATCTAGGCGTTGTGGATTTTACTGCCGCACTTGCCGCTGGTGATGTTCTTTACTTCAACTTCTACTATGAAAGCGTCTAATGAAAATAAAAGATAAGTTTTATACAGATATGGACAAAGAATTAGGATTTGAAAAGGATTTAATTTCAACCGATTGGTGGCTAGAGCGTTACCGTAATTGGCGCGCGATTGAGTTAAAGTCTTGCGACTGGACACAGTTAAGCGACTCACCGGCTAGCGCTAGCGATTGGGCTACTTATCGCCAAGCTTTGCGCGATCTACCAGCGGTTGCAGATTTTGCTAATGCCGAAGTACCAGAGGCACCGGCGCTTTAATGTCCGAGCTTAAAAGCTATAACGGCTGGCCTGCTAGTAAGGACCCTGCAGAAATTGGCATTAAATCTTTTAAAGTACCTGGGACTGATCTTAAAATACGGTGCGCTGAAAAGGTGGCACCGTTGCTTATTGGCCTTGCGGCGGAGTTTCACGAAACGATAGAGCCTATAGACAAAGGCACCCTAGACGATTGGGGTTACTGTTTCCGTATGGTACGGGGTACTACTGACAAACTTAGTAATCACTCAAGCGGCACAGCTATAGACCTAAACGCGACTAAACACCCTTTAGGCAAAGAAAACACTTTTACCAAAGAGGACGCCGCTAAATGCGTAGCTCTAGCTGCTAAGTATGGCTGTAAATGGGGCGGCACCTACCGCACGCGTAAGGACGATATGCACTTTGAAATAGCTTTAAATCCAAAACAAACAAAAGAGCTTATAGCTAAGCTCGGATTGGCTAAAGATGAATAAGCACAGCCTAAAGGTAGCTCAACAAATCGCCGGTAGCTGGTTACGTAGCTTTGTAGCTGCAACGCTCGCCTGTTATATGTCTGGCATTACTGACCCTAGCCTTTTGCTAAAGGCAGGTTTAGCAGCTGTATTACCTGTAGCTTATCGCTACCTAAATCCTAAAGACCCGCTAGGCCGGTAATTGAGATTATGGTTAACAGGACTAGGCCTAAGCGTTTTACTAACTGGGTGCGGTTATGACGGCTGGGTCAGATATCCCTGCCAAGAGTACAAAAACTGGAAACTCAAAGAGTGCCAACC